CTAACCCCTCTTGCGCGACTGCCAATAAGCTCGCTTAACCATACGCTCAATCTCTCGGCGGTCTTCTTCGGGAATTTTCGACAACGGCAAATCCATAAAGAAAATTGTCAAAGCCGCGCCTACCACCAAACCAACGATGAATCCAAGTGCCATAACTACACCTCTTGGTTGCCGAGAACCATCGGATTGCCGAGCGCGTCTTCGTAATACTTCTCAAGACCTTCCACGGCGTCCTTGGTTATAATGTATTTCGGATCTTGGTGCTGCCATGTCCAAGCAATTCTAACAACGCCATCGCGAAGATAACCGACAATGACCAGCTTTGTATACAGCGAATCTGCGTTGTACCACTGAAGCATTTCTTCAGCAACCTTCGACGATGATGGCACATTATACAGAGGTTTGCCAAAGTGTCGCCAAATCTTGATTAGGTTAGGCCCAACCACATCCATTGCCATCTGGTCAACTGTTAGCGGCTTACCTAGCTGGCATTCGATAACCATAGGTGCGACCTCACCCATAGAGTTGTTTTTGGTTTGGAGGCCGTCATTGACCTTGGCCTGTCTTTTAGCCTCGTGTCCGGCTACTGCCAACCCGAGGATAAAGCCAATACCGGTCACGACGAATCCGAGAATGATAGATAATATGAGTTCCATTTTTACTCCTTGTGTACACGATAAATTAGGTCAAATCCGTCGAAATCGGAACTGATTTGGTGACTCATTTCATTCAGCTCCGCGTGTAGCACGCTGTAAACACGCAAAAAGGCCAGCCTTAATCCTGTTCTAACCATTCTTCATCGTCATCGTCCGACATAGCACCGTCCATAATCGCGGCAACAGAAGAGCTGTAGCAACGCTCTTCTTCAGGAGGCTCGTCAAGAGCCTTGCGAACCACATACCTAACGTAGATGGTTGCGCATATCCCGAAGATGATGTATGGAATTGCCTTCATACCAATTAAATTAGTTCACAACCGTTTGAAACGGAACCAAAACTGTACCTTTTTTGTACCTCATGCCTCAAATATAGGCGTAAATTAAGCACTAAGTGTTTACTATGGCAATCAAAAAAGTTATATTTACAGCAAAAAGAGCTAGTTTCAGTTAAAAATAACCACCTTTCTGTACCTCAATTAGTACCTATGATTAAGATAAGCTATACCGTCTGGCGCAAGAACAAAGACCGTGGAGACCTGACATACTGGTGCCGTGTCCGAGAACGCGGAGCGAAACCACTCGATGTCAATCTGCATACAACCGACAAGGCTCAGGCAGAAGCATTCGTAATGCTCCGTGAACGCGAGGTTGAGCTGTACAATGCACAGCTATTGGTAGGTGAAACCCCGGACTCGTCGAAACTGCTCAGACGCAGTACCCATTTAATCGCACAGAAAGGCACCTCTGGGACCGTTTCCACACTGACCAAGCTTTTGGACGAGTGGGAGGAGAATCTCAGGCTGCGTGGCCTCAGCGAAAGAACCATCCGCATGTACCGTAAGTCAGTCGAGTACATCGTCAAGGACACGTCCATCCCGTTGGATAGCATTAACCGTTCCACGGTCCGGACCCTTCTCGCTGCGCAGAACCATATCAAGTCGACGACAAGGCGGTCATATTTCGTTGCATTTTCAGAATGTCTCAAGTATCTGAGCAAGATGCACGGTCTTGACCGTTCGTTGGTTGACGAGATTCCCATGATAAAGCAGACGCACACAGACCGTCCTTACTGGTCGATTAACCAGATAAGACACATCATAGACGCCGTCAAGTGCAAGACCGGAGACATGGCTCGTTGCTACAAGGCTTATTTTTGGTTTTTGGCTACCACCGGGTGCAGACAAGGCGAAGGTGGTCTGGTAGAGTGGAGCGACATCAAGGACAACTGCGTGACGTTCCGTGCGGCCATAACCAAGACACGCACACCACGGACTGTGCCTCTGGACTGGCGAATCCTGGATATGCTCAACCAGCTGCCCCGTAAGTCTAAGCTTGTCTTTGCGGACATAAATCCCTCACAGGCCGGCAGATTCGCGGTGCTGGCCAAGGCCATACGTCGCAGCGGGATGCCTCTGGGTGGATTACACACGTTTAGGCATTCTGCGTCATATATCCTGTACAAGTCCAGCAACGACCTCAAGGCCACCAGCCAGATGCTTGGACATTCGCCGCAGACGGCACTGTTTTACTACCAGGCGACCCGTTCGACAGAGGAACTGACCAAGATAGTCGAGACTGCGTTTGACGGTAATTTACTACCCGACGCTATGGATCGTCTCATCGAGGATGGACTGATTTAAATTTTCGGGTTATAACTAGTCTTAACTTTTATATATATTCTTTTAAAGAGAAAACACATGGTGTGTGATTTTTTTCTACACGAACTTTTTGGGGTAAAAATCAATATATTGTGGTCTGATTTTAGCGAAATACAATATATTGTGGTGTTAAAATTGGTCACAATTACTAGATATTGTGTTTTTACAATGTTTCACGGAATGTTTCACACACTTGGGAACACTTTGGGAACACTTTTTTTATAAATACCCCTTGCCACCCCTGTATTCAAAATTGATATGAGCTAATTTCTCTGTCAACGAACGATAGGAGTAGTCCCGAAACAGCAGAAATATCCGGTTGTACTAATTACAAAACAGAGTAGGTGCGGTCTGGTCAGACTTGGAAAAAATTTTGACTACCTACTAAACTAACTAACTGACAAATATCGCAAGAACCATTTGCGGCATGGACGCCGGACGGGACTACTGAGTAGAGTTTCCAAGTCACGGTGCCGAGCTAGGAGATGGTTCCTCCACAAAAAGCTCGGCACCGTTTTTATTTGGTGCCGAAAAGGATAATGGTTCAATATGACCAAGAAAGAAATTATTGACGCTCTGGCTCCGTCCATTAAACCAGAAATACTGACAGCAATCCAAGAAATATTCGACCGCGATGAACAGCTTATGGCTGCGGCTCGCATCTTCCACAATGCTACGACTGCTCCTAAACTGACTCCGACGGAACAAGCGATAAATATCGAAAACAAGATTGACTCCTTGCGGAGCAACCCCAAGTACATGTTTGACATTAACGGTTAGGAGGCATGTATGAATTCAGATTTTGTCGAGTTTTTCAACAATTTTTACCGTGTTTCAAAGGATGGCAGCATTCGTAACGCAAGTAACCGTGTAGCACTTCCGGGTAATGTCTTCAAGGAATACATAGCTTATGCCGTGGACCATAATAAGAGCCAAGAAGGTGTAGATTCGAACACTATTGCTGCTTATTTCGGCGAGATGTCACATACTAAGGAAAAGCCGCAAGCCCCGACCTTGAAGGACATCGTCAACGCGTATATGGCACAGATGTCTAAATATTGGAAGATTTCCCCGACGTGGTCTGAAATAGAGTATCTGTCTGGAGGTCCTGGATCCGTACCCGTATGCTCCGATATTGAAAAGATGGCCGAGTCCATCTACGTGTGGGCGGACACTAAAGGAATCAAGACCAACAAGACTAGCGTTAGCACATATCTGTCCGTGTACGCTGCCCACCGCTCAGCAACCGTTGTTGACGGACTGTTCAAGGATATAGGTTACGATCCAGCTTACGAGGAAGAGTGCAACGTGCTCCTTGGCGAGATACACGACATGCTCAAGATCCGCGAATCCAAGGAAGTGTTCTATACGTTCATGAAGCACTGGATATGGCAAGTTAAGCGAAAAATCATGGGCTGGGAAGTTTACTGGGAGATTTGGTTAAACTTCTTCGGTGCTTCGGGCGTCGGCAAATCTCGCCTTCTGCGAGCACTTTGCCAGCCACTGTCCGAGTTCTACCTCGAAGCTCAGATATCCGTATTCGCTGACGCAACTAGGGAGCGTGACAAGTTTACTAAATATTATGTGCTGAACTTTGACGAATTAACAGTTGGCGGTCCTTCCAGATACTTAGGAGACACCGAAGCCGTTCCCGAAGATGTACAACGAGCAGTAAAGCAGTTCACGACGCAGAAGAAGATGACTTCGCGTACGCTCGGAGGCCAGAACCAAAGCACAAGGCGAATCACCTTCAACCCGATAAGTTCTGCAAACGAACACTTGTACGACATTATGTTCGATCCGCAGACAATGCGACGCTTTTACGAATTCCACTGCGATATGGAAAGCAAGAATGTCAATTCGAACTACTACAAGCACAAAGATGAAGTGCAGTCAAAGTTGCTCAGCGTATGGAAAGGGGTGAACGAAAAGCTGTTGGAAGGTTACTGGAACCAAGATTGTTCCGTGTGGGAAGAAACTAGGGCTACCCAGAATGCATACTACCCAACAAAGACCACCACTAGCCTGTGGATTGACGCGGAGCACGTTGTCTCTGGCGGGGAATCAAACTGCCTCGACATGTATCAAGATTATGCTTCTTGGTGCAAGGAACGCGGTTATAAGGCACGCTCACAGCGTTCTTGGCTTGAAGATGTACAGCACATTATTCCTAATGCGAAAGAATCTCACCGGGCGATAAACATATCGTTCGCTATGGGGGAAGACTAATGCGTATCGGTATCGACTGCGAATTTTCATTTGACGCGGACAACGAGTTCTACCTAGTCTGCGCCGCCGCAACACAGGAAGACGGCGAGACTCACACTTGGTGGCGAGACCAGCTCGAAGAGCTGAAGGCTTACATCGAGAGCCACAAGGCTGACACATGGGTCGCCCACAACGTGGAGACCGCCGAAGGCTACATGTTCTTGTCTCTTGGGTTACGACCAACCAAGTTCAGATGGCACGACACGCTGATGCTGAGCCGTGTCGCGCACAACGCTTGCACGCTAAAGAGAGCCAAGCACGACCTCGCTTCCTGTCTTGAGCGTGAGCGTATCGCCAAGCTGGACAAGGACGAGAAGCACGAGAACCAGAACATCTGCGTGTGGATGCAAGACTGCTCTTGGGAGGAGCATCTCAAGAAGCTTGAAGCGAACAAGGAACTGCTCCTAAAGTATTGCTTGTCCGACACGGCGTACTTGCTTCCTCTGGATGCGAAGTTGGTCGCAAAGGTTCACCGCCATCTGCTGAAGCCTCTCGACAAGGCCAAGCCGCTTGAAAAGGAACGCCGCGCCGACTACTATGGGTTCCTCACGGCCATCGCCTCTGAAATCTCTTGGGCGGGCATTCCGCTCGACCCTGAGCGTGTTAAGAAGCTCCTGTATAACGCTCCGGAAGCTATGGCTCACGCACAGGTACGGTTCGCCAACAAGTATCCTGGAACTTTTCGAGTCAACGGCAAGAAGATGACGAAGAACGTAGCTAAATGCCGAGAATACGCGCTCGCCGTCTACGGTCCGGATTTCCCTAAGACAAAGACAGGAGAAGTGTCTCTCGCCTCCGAGAACACCAAGAACCATAAGGACTTGGAAGACTTCTTGGGCGACTACTACAACCTTGACAAGAAGTGCCGAGCACTCGCCTCGTTCAGCAAGCCTAACCGCGAACGGAACTGGCTTGGAATGTATTTACACAAACGAGGGGTAATTAGACCTCGCCTTAACCTTCTTGGTACCCAGACTGGACGATGTGGGTCCAAGCCAAGCACCGGGTTCATCTATACGATGGGCAAGGCTTTCCGTGGTTTGATAAATCCTTCTGAAGGGTATGTCATTGTAGAGTTGGATTATCACAGTGAGGAAATCGGTTGCCAAGCGTATCTTAGCGGTGACAAGAATATGGCCGCTATGTATGAGGGTCCGGACTACTACACATCCATCGCACAGAAGCTAGATCCCAGCGTTAAGGATAAACACGATCCCAAGCGCAAGAAGTACAAAGTTATTTCACTCATGAGCAACTATGGGTGTGGAAAGGACCACTTGGCAGAGATTGCGGGAATACCTGTGTCAGAAGCCAACTGTATTTTGCACGATTTGAAGAATCTTTTCAAGACGTATTGGAACTACGTGTACAAGCGTCTGGAGAAGTGCGATGAAGGCTCACATATGTGCTTCTCCGATGGGTTTCGTATAACCAATCGAGGAGGAAAGGTAACCACTCTTGGTAATTGGCCGTTCCAAGGTGTTGGTGCCTTGATTCTTCGTAAGCTGCTCATAGAGCTTTACAAGTCAAATATTCGAATCGTAGCACCAATCCACGACGCTATTGCATTTATGTGTAAAGAATCTGAGTGGAAAGAGACAGCTGATAAAGTTGCACAGATTATGCGTGACGTATCAAAGGAATGCCTTGGAACTCAAGTTGATGTTGGCGAACCTGAAGTAACTTATCATGACATAATCAATTGTCACTCAGAGCTTTCCACACGTGAAGCTTATGAGAAGTCAGAACCTAACGGATATACGAAGGAATTCACAAAATACATGATGCACGCTGTTCCGAGTTCAGTTTGTGCCGATACTGCTAACTTGTACGTTGACGAAGAATGGTTACAGAGGTATGAATAGGATAAACTTGCTTACTGGTCGGTTACCTGAGCGGGGAGCATAAGCCCCCTTTTGGCAAGACCGTGCCTTGCCGCAGCTCCAATCTCGGAGCCAAATAGGGGGTGGACTGACTGGCCGTATGACCGTCGCGGTTTCGCTTTCAGCCGTGAGCTATCGCTCACCAGTTGCCTAGCACCTACAAAAGGTAGGGGCTGTTTGAAAACTCGGTGCTAGATGCCGTCCTTCCGGCAAGAGCTTCGGCATTTTTCAGCCTAGGAACGCAACTGCCCTTTCGGAGCAGAATTATTGGAATTTCGTTGGCCGAGGTCCACACTTTTCAACGACTTTTTATGTGATCTTTTTTTTACACTCTCCCGGACCTGCCGGAATCAGTAATCCCTGCTATAATTAACATCGAACGAGGAAAAATATGACATACCAAATTAAGGTTACCAACACTCAAGGCCGCCACATCAATGTACGCAAGCGTCTTGGTATCAAATGATTCTGTGTGTGGGCGGTGGTCCCTTATGTTATGTTTCTTTGTTGCCGCCCACACACTTTTCGTTCTTTACGAACGTGTATTGAAAGGAACTCCACAACTACGAAGACGGCTCTATGAAGTCGCACCTCTTGTGAGGTGTGTGTATTGAAACAAACAGTTATCTTAAACCAAAACACAGAATTTGCGCCCATTGGGCGTGTATGGAAAAGTAGTATGACACTCAACTTGATGAACTTTGTCAATCGCACTGTTAACGAGAAGCTGGCCGACAAGGCCGTTAACGAAGCTAAGGGCTGGCACAACAAGGCCAAGACGAAGCTTTGGCGACACCTTATCATACCGATTCGCAACTCGTTCGTGTACAAGACCGAGACCAATATGCAGCAGCACTACGACGAGATGGTCGCGGCGTTTGACCGTTACTGCGCAGCCGCTACCACGGATCAGCTGAAAGCTGACTGCAACGCTGACGAACGCGAGACTTTTGTCAAGGTCTTCGGCAATATAAAAATCTAGTCGCGGCGTGTCCGCGTGTATTGAAATGGCAGTGATGTCCAAATCTGACTACTTATTATATATGAGGACAGAAAACTAACCCTTAACAAAGAGAAAACCAATGAAAAACACAGTAGAACTCTCTGTACTCAAGTTCACCGACGCCGTTATGGAGCGCGTCCGTTGCCTCAAGCTCGAAGGTGCCACCTTCCAGAACGAGATTCCATCCCGTAAGGTCGTTTCCGATACGGTGTTGGCCTTCATCGAGGATGACGAAAAGTTCCGTTCGTGCTTCAACCGAATCAAGTGCGACACCATCAAGTCGTCTAGCGAAGCACTGTTCCTCGCAGAACCACGCGTAGACAGCCGAGACATCATCGACGATTGGTTCACTGGCAAGTACAAAGAAGACGAAGAGTACGACCCGAATGAACCGTATCCGTTTGAAGATATGGTTGGCAATATGATTAGCTCTGCTCTGGACATCGCTTGCTGTATGTGCCACAACGAATGGGACAAGGACGACAATCCGAACGATGTCGAATACTTCTTGAAGAAGACCGGAATCGCCAAGTGAAGCGGCTAGAAGAACTGAAAAATAGTACCAACCAGGAGGCGGCCTATCTGGCCGCCTTTTCCATTTGCTTGCGCTGCCGGTATTCCCGCATATGCTGACGCTTATGCCGCTTTTCGTAGGAATCCTTCGGCAGAGCGTCCAATCTTTTGCGAATCTCGTCACGGAGTCCGTATTCCTCGGTGGTTATGGGTAACCCAGACATTTCCGCATCTTCGTCGGCCAACACGCACAGTGCCTCGAAGACCTTATCCGGCTCCACAGAAAGCCTAGCACCCCTAAGACCGAACCGTTCGCGCTCGGCATTGGTGAGGATAGGTATGGCCTTGTTTCCTTGGTAGAACCATTCCGTGTAGTACAGCGGATGCCGCCCGGTGTCTTCGATGGTGTCGCCAATGGTAGCGAAGTCGTGCGTCTCGGTTTCAACCGACAAGGCCGTTATCCTACGCTTGTTGTCGCGGATATTGCGATAGATACACCCGTTGCTGACCGACCACACGCTTGATAAAACGTTTTGGAAAAAGCAGAAACGTCGGTCATAGGTGTGACGCATTACCTTGTTGTCAAGAAAATTGCGAACTCCTTTAAGAACCATTTCTTCGTGAATGTCGTGCCATTCCTCTTGGGTGCATTTAAGCTTGATACGGTGGAGCAAGAACGCTGCAGCCGTCTTTGCAGCGTCCCAAAGGTTCTCCATCGCCGTCTTGTTAGGGTCGATTTTCCAGCGTCGGTTACAGTTTGACATAAAAACCTCGGATGTTCTCCGAGGTTTAAATTAGTTCATTTCATGTCAGATTGTGACACTAAACTGAATCCTTGATTAGACGGATGGAACACCGGCTTAGCTTGTCCATTAGACCTGAGACAAACGAGTCGTTGTTGTACAGAAGCACGCGGGTATAGCGGGATGCGTCGCTGTACGAGTTTTGCGCCCAGTATTTTACTTGAGAATTGAGGCCAACGTAACCAGTACCGCCGTAGTTATAGAATCCGGACGGTCTACCGTTGAACCCGTATTCGTCCGTACCGTTTCCGTCATCTAGCCACCCGGTCGTAGATTTGAGCTTTTTACCAGCATCGGAACCGATGTATGTAATCAACGTTTCGAACTCAGCCACTGTCGGCAGATGCCATCCTGGGCATAATGTTGCTCTGTGCTGGTTGAGGTCTGTAGCCGCATAGTGGTTGTATAGGAGGCCACGATCCTTGTACGTATCGCTGTTATCGTAATACGTGTAGTAGCTGTCTGGATATGTTGTCTCGAAGGCATAGTCCAGGTTCTCGGCCATCCATACCTGGTTGCCGATTGTCACCGTCTTGTACTCACGACCGCCGATGATTGTTACTTCATGGTATAGCATGTAACCGCCTACAGAAAGCCTAGAGCCGTTACATGTAAAATATAATGATGACATTTTTCCTCCTTATGCTTCGGTGCCTTGATACTACAATCTACCCGTACCGCCGCAAGTCTCGCAGTCTTGATGATATACGATTTGTCCAGTGCCTTCGCAATTAGAACACATATTATAACTAATTCCGGTACCACCACAATTCTGGCACGACCAGGTCTCACCAGAGCCGCCACAAATCTCGCACATCTCTCCAGTGTTCGGGTCTACGCCACTGCCGCCACACCATTCGCACGAGTGCGGTTCTTCGGCCATTCCGCTGCCACCGCAAGACGGACACGGGTCATCCAAACCACCGTTACCACCGCAGTTAGGACAACTTATCGTGTCACCGTCGTGAATATGTCCAGAACCGTTGCAAGTTTCGCAAGTACCGTCGCCTACGGTTCCGGAACCTCCGCACTCACCGCAAGTCTCTGATGACTCGTAACCACCGGAACCACCGCATGAACCGCACGGTTCTCCAGTTTCAGGGTCGGTACCAGAACCTCCGCAAGCGTCGCACGGAGACCACATCATTATCATACCAGAGCCACCGCATGACGGACAAGTTTCCGGTTCTCCGCTACCACCCGTTCCTCCGCATATCGGACATACTGGTTCTGGTTCGTGGCCAGTCCCATTGCAGTTCGGACAAGTTTGCACAACTACGGCGGTTCCTCCCCATTCCTGGGGTATCTGTGCCAACTCCGCAGCACCATTGGTCGTGTTCGAACCGCAACTATCAAACGTTTTATAGTGGCTGCTAGGCGGATTGGTTTGTGAGCTCGCTTGTGTGTACAACGCCAATGCACCAGATGCGACAGATGTACATTCTCTGAACATGTAGGTCATATCTGTTACACTAGAAGTATTGAACAAAGGAACTGTCGTAAGTGCATAACAGCTGTCGAACATGCTATGCATATTTGTAACACTAGACGTATCGAACAAAGGAACTGTTGTTAGCCAAAAGCAACAATTGAACATATATCCCATATTTGTTACACAAGTGGTGTTTGCTCCAAGCACTTCGAGAATCCTGCTATTGCCAGCAAATAAATTGTCAAACGTGCTGCTGTTTTTGTAACAATCCCAAACATTTGCAGTTGCATCAACCAGTGTGTATGTCTCGCCAGATTGAGCACTTGGCGTGTAGCCAGTCTCAAATTTTACACGTACAGTGTATGGAGGCAATCCAAGCGGATTCAGCGGGTCGAAGTATGCAAGATTCGAACCTCCGAAAGAAACCCGAACACCGTTGTATGTAAGATATGGTGCTGCCATACAAACTCCTTATTCCGCTAAGCCGCCCCAACTCTGTGGTATCTGCTCTAATTCCGCATAGCCTGTCTGCGTGCCAGCTCCACAGCCCTCAAACGCTGCAGTGTAGTAGGTAGGAGGATTTGTTTGTGTACTTGCTTGTTGGTATAGTGCGAGCGCACCAGATTGTACAGCACCACAATATGCGAACGCACTTTCCATGTTGTCAACAGAAGAAGTATCAAACAACGGTATGGATGTTAATGCATTACAATTGTTACAGAAGTAACTCATGTCAGATACAGAAGAAGTATCGAATAACGGAACAGTTGTAAGATAGTAATTCTCCTCAAACATATGAGACATTTGCGTGACATTGCTTGTGTCAAATTGTGGCACACTACGTAAAGATGTACACATATAGAACATGTAATTCATGTCTGTAACACTTTGTGTATTGAGTAACGGAATACTTGTTAAAGCGTTACACAAATAGAACATTGAATTCATATTGGTAACGGAAGATGTATTTAAAAGAGGTATGCTTTGTAAATTCTCACATCCGTAAAACATGCTGTCCATATTAGTAACAGACCCAGTAGAAAAAGTTGGTATTGTGTATAAAGACATGCAATTTGCAAATATGCTCGACATATTAGTAACAGACGATGTGTCAAATGGAGGAACAATAGTAAGTGCTTTACAGTAATTGAACATTGACCCCATATCCATTACATCGCTTGTGTCGAATAGGCAAACAGAATTTAATGTAGAACAACCGTAAAACAGGTTTGCCATGTTTATAACTCCGGATGTGTCTCCGGCGGAATCAACTGATACCAACCCATTAATACCAATCAATGCGCTTCTCCAGTCAGTATTATCGTACGTCCAGTCCCACACGTTTGGTGAGCTGGTTACTTGCACACCAGTGCCTTTAGTAAAGGTAGGAGTGACACCGTCGACAAACCTAAGGCGCAGCGTTTTAGCCGGAAGGGACGGTGCTGGAGAACCGCCAGAAATCTGCCCGATAAGTGTCGGACAGTCGTCCAGCTGAGAACCGCTCGGAACCGTCACACCCTTGTTTGTAATGGCCGTGAAGATGTCACTGCGGACACCGTAGAGACGAGTGATTTCACTAGTAACAGACATTAAAAGCCTCCTTACAAGTTAGAAAGGGCGGTTTCGATAGGCCCGATAGCAGTTGAGATTGCAGATGCCACAGCAACACCCGACTGTGCATTTGTACTAACAGCTGAATAATTCTGGTCAACCGTCGGCACAGTCGCTGCGAGAGTAATGTTGTTAGCATTCTCGGTGATGGTGATGTTTGAACCAGCAACGATAGGCTTAGTCGGCACAGCTGCCAATGCGCCAGCAACGGCAGTACCAGACTGGGCGTTAGTCGAAGACGCGTTGTAAGTCTGGTCAACAGTTCCACCTTGAGCTGCAGCCCAAGCGTAAGAACCAACACCACCGCTGTATGTCGCAGTCAACACCTTGGCATCGTCCGAGCTGGTAACGGCTGGGACTTCGTCGACGCTGATAGCGGCGATTGCTCCAGCAACGGCCACGCCGCTCTGTGCGTTTGTACTAGATGCGTTATATGTCTGGTCGACAGTCGGGATTGAAGACAACAGCTTAATCTTTTTCGTTGTCGAATCAATGCCAATAGTGGTTCCGTCGACATCGGCAGAAATCACGTCGTTCGTAATATCGATTCCGTCTCCAGCCGTATAGGTCGCTCCTTGCTCAGTCGCCCATGCATACGAACCAGTTCCACCGCTGTACGTGGCCTTTAAAATCTTTCCATCGTCCGAGCTTGTTACAGCTGGAACTTCGTCAACCGTCGCCTCTATAGTGAAGTCGTTCGTGTGCTCGGTTAGGGTGATGTTTGAACCAGCCACGAGCTGCTTCGACGGCACAGAGGCCAAGGCACCAGCCACGGCGGTGCCGGACTGTGCATTTGTTGAAGACGCATTGTAGGTCTGGTCAACGGTAACCGCAGCAGGAATCGTCGGCTTGTTCTTGATAAAGTCTACAGCGGCGCTGTCTGACTGAGACCAGTCAGACTGTACCTGAGCAGCAGGGATAGACGGCTTATTGATCAAATCGCCATAGTCGCCAGTCGTCGCCACAGTAGCAAGTGTCGGCTTGTTCAATATCTGGCTAACGCCGGAACTAGAGTTCCAGTCGCTATTGACCTGAGCCGCCGGAATGCTTGGTTTATTCTGGAGATCTGCATAGTCTCCAGTCGTAGCGACAGTTGCCAAGCTGGAAGGCTGCACGGCAGTTGCACCAGCTGCCGCACCGCTGCGAATAGTCGCAAGGTCTGCAATAGTGTCTTGCTTCGTCGAAATGGCGGAAGCTACAGCAACACCAGACTGTGCATTCTGAGAAGATGCCGAGTAAGTCTGGTCTACAGTCGGAATCGTAGACAACAGCTTAATCTTCTTGGTCGAGCTATCAATTCCGATAGTGGTTCCATCGACGTCGGCAGAGATAACGTTGTTCGTGATATCGACACCGTCGCCATCCGTGTATACAGTGCCAGCGGAAGGAGTAACCCAGCTTGGGTCACCGTTGTTGTCAACAGTCAAAACCTTGCCAGCGTCACTTGAGGATGCGCTAGGAACCAATTCGTCACCGCTCGGAATCGTAGGAGTTCCGGACAAATCAGAATATGCACCAGTCGTCGCGACCGTGGCGAGGTCGCCAGGTTGCACGGCAGTCGAGCCAAGGAGCGCATTCGAACGGATAGTCGAAAGGTCTGCAATAGTATCTTGCTTGCCAGCGATTGCACCAGCAACAGCAACACCGCTCTGGGCGTTGACCGACGAAGAAGAATAAGACTGGTCTACGACTGGAATCGTCGGCGTTCCGGACAAATCAGAATATGCACCAGTAGTCGCGACAGTCGCGAGATTTCCCGGCTGGACGGCGGTTGCGCCGTCTGCGGCACCGCTGCGAATAGTCGCGAGGTCGCTGATGATGTCTTGCTTCGTCGAAATGGCCGAAGCAACGGCAGTACCGCTCTGTGCATTGGCGGACGATGCGTCATAAGTCTGGTCAACGACAACCCCGGCTGGGATTACAGGCTTATTGAGGATAAATGCTTTCGAACTTGTGTCAGTCTCGTTCCAGTCGGATTGCACCTGTGCGGCTGGGATGGTAGGCTTGTTTGTCAAGTCATCGTAGTCGCCAGTCGTCGCAACGGCAGCTAAGGAACTCGGCTGGACAGCGGTCGCACCGAGTCCGGCTCCAGTACGGATGCTGGAGAGGTCTTCGATAGTGTCTTGCTTTCCAGCAAGTGCCGTGTTCATGGCTTGGGTTGTCGCAAACCCACTCAAGTCCGGCTTACCGGACAAATCCGAATAAGCGCCGGTCGTTGCCACGGTAGCAAGGCTTGCTGGTTGCACGGCAGTTGCGCCAGCGGCAGCACCGCTGCGGATAGTGGCGAGGTCGCTGATTACGTCTTGCTTTGTTGCAAGAGCCGTCTCGACGTCGGAAGATTCTGCATATACGGACAAATCAGGCTTATTCTGGATATAGCTAACCTGAGTGTTATCCGTTTCCGCCCAATCGGACTGGACTTGAGTCAGAGTTCCACTCTGGTCTTCGACCCAGCCGATGTCGCCAGAACTGTTGAGGACGCCGAGAACTTTACCAGCGTCGCTGGCTTCCGGAGCCGGAACATTGCCCGCTTCGGTAATTGCTCTCGCCACTGCGTCCGAAGTGACAGAGTTGAAAGATCCAACAGTCGGCACGGTGTCGAGGATAACCTTGTCCATCACGACAGGCGTGTATTGCTTGTCAGAATTGATAATTTTGCGAACTGCCATGTGCGGCTCCTATAAATTCTTCTTTTTTCAAGTATAAAATAGGTGGCTTGCTCACCGTTTCCAGTCGCCGGGGTCGAAGAAAATGAACCCCAGAGCGACCACGATGATTACGAAGAGCAAAGTGCTCATTTTCGCAATTCCTTGACCGCATCGGTCAAATTTGCGATATTGAGGTCTAGCTTTGCTACGGACGTGTTCAAAGCAGCGCACGTGTCACGAAGGTCGTCGACGACCTGTGCTGTGAGATGTTGCGAATCTTTGAGCTGCTGCGTCGAAAATTCGAGCTTTAGAACTTTGTCGTGAAGTTCTTGGCTGTCTGAATCGCGGCTTGCTTTTGTCAAAATGCGGTCGGCCTTTTGCTTGGCGACGTCAGCCCAGACCTTGATAAGCGCGGCCAGATTGCCAAGACATAATACTAGTGCACCTACTATTGCTGCTATCTGTTCTGTTGTCATATACCACCTACCTTATTTGTACGGCGTTGAACGGGCCACGACGTAGCTTGATTGCCAAACCATCGCTAGAACCGTTTTGTATAATCTCTGCATCGAAATAGATTTGAGTCTGATTGACAGCTATAACAGAAAAATTCATTTCGACCCAGTAAGTAACATCGGAAATGTTACGGTTGACATTTATATGATTGTACGCGACATGGGCGCCGACCTCCGTGACCATGTCCTTCGCTGTCGCATAGCAGTTGATGTTAACAATTCCTCCGTCTGTTCCAGCCACGTCCGTATAAAAAGGAATCGCATAGTTGATCTGCCAGACACCGGGATTGAGGATGACGTAACCGACACCGCCACCAGGTCCAGGTGACGGAGCCTCTGTCATATTGCTCTTGTTACTGATGTAAATTTGAGGGTAACCGTGTGACTTCACACCGGCCTGACCGTTGTCTGTAATTGTCCAGCCCATGAACGGGAAGTCACCAGCATTTTCAAACCAGAGGTTGGTGGCCTCTGCGAAACCAGTCGGCTTAACCCATGTAATCTTGTTATTATCGTATGAGTTTATGCTGATGCCGTCGCCAGCAGTATATGTCGTATCAGTTGCACTGATTACGTTATTAGCGTCGATGGAGATGTTCGTTCCGGCTGAGTACGTGGTATCGGTCGCGCTGATAACGTTATTGTTGATTTGTACGTTCGTTCCAGCCGTGAGCTTCTCCTGCATCACGCTTTTGTCAGCAGCGAACGTGGTTCCGGTTAGAGTCAACCCAGAGCCAGCCGAATAAGTCGTATCCGTGGCACTAATCTGGTTGCTCGAATTGATTTGTACGTTAGTTCCAGCCGTATACTTGGTGTCGGTCGCACTGATAACGTTTCCAGAACTAATCTGGACGTTGGAACCAGCCGTATACTTCGTATCGGTTGCGGAAATCGTGTTACCGTTTATCTGCACGTTGGAACCGGGTGTCAACTTTTCCTGAACAACGGAAGTGTCGACAGCGAATTCCGTACCAGTCAAGGACAAGCCATTTCCAGCCGTATACTTGGTATCCGTGGCGCTGATTACGTTGCTGGAATTGATTTGTACATTTGAACCAGCAGTGTACTTTGTATCGGTCGCACTGATGACGTTGTTATTGATTTGGACGTTGTCGCCAGCTGTCAGCTTCGTCTGAAGAACAGTCGTGTCAGCCGAAAATTCCGTTCCGTTCAGATTGAGTCCGTTGCCAGCCGTGTACTTCGTGTCTGTAGCACTGATGACATTCTGCTGACTGATTTGGACGTTAGTTCCGGCGGTGTACTTCGTGTCGGTTGCCGAGATAGTCGAACCGTTAATCTGTATGTTGTCACCAGCCGTGAGAGACTTCTGCACGTCGATGTTTTCACGCGCCTGAGCCTTCTGCTCTTCGGTGAAGTAAGTCTGCGGAAGTGTAGTTACGTAAGGACTGTGCATAAATTATTCTCCTACAACGGGTTCTACATAGTCGCCGAGCCTTTCGATTGTTATTGATGGGCAACGGACGGAAAATCCATATTCAGGCACGTCAACGAACGAGCTGGCCGGGAGGATTAGCGTACACATGATTGGGGTTTCTCGCCCGTTGTTGATGATGTTCGCTTGTTTCTCATGGCTGTCGGTGTGCTGGTAGGACAAGTCGAAAGGACGACCGTCGACCGTAGCGAACTCGGCCACCGGGGTACCAGACCACTTGAAATGTACGAGAGCACGTACAACATAGACACCGGGTTTGTACAAAAAAAGCCTTGGCTGTCCGCTGGCAGTCTCGATTTTGAACGTGTCGAAATCGTTGCACGCTGGCACGTTGCCGAAAGTTCCGTCCGAGAACGCAGTCGCCATTGTCGCAATGTCGAAAGCGTCCATAGTGACTTGGCCGCCTTCGTAGTTGTACCAAAGGTCATCAGGCCCCTTGCCCTTTAGGAAAGGCACAGCGATATCTATGTCGATGTCGCCGGACGGGCCCGTAGGACTCATCTTGCGAATTGTGAACAAAGACATGCCGTAACGGTCTTGGACATCGATCCAGTAAGTCTTAGCAGGGTCGACAAACACGCCGCGAGCTCGACCGTTGTTGTCTAGGATGATTGGCTGAGCCATCAGACTGCCGTTTTCATCGTACACCTTCGCAAGGTCGTCAGTAGATTCGAGACGGACAAACACGCGGCCAGCAACGTTGATGGCTCCGTTCTTCGTCTGGAACTGGTTAACGGGATCCCACAGCCTTTTATATGTCACAATCATTTTAAACCTCTTTCCTAGATAAAATAGGGTCAGCGAACTGCCGGAAGCGTGATTGCTCCGTTGAATATAAGGTTGCCGGAACCGCCGAGACGCACCGTGAACAAGTCGTTAGGCAGAGACGGGTCCCAAGCGCATTCCGGAGTGTACATGATGTACGGGAACATGAACGGCGTGGCGCCTACGTTGATCGTGTGGTACGGCATGTATCGAGGGTCGTACGGAGTGACAGCCTTCGCCTTGTTGCTGATAGTCCACCCGGTGGTCTCGTCCATGATTCCTTCGTCGTCGACAGTGACTGGTACGCAGAACACGCTGACTGGAGCGTAGTCAGTGCTGAACCGGATGTGCTTGGAATCGCCAGTGTCACCCTGGTTATCGAAATTGATGACTTGCCATAACGAGTTGAAATCAGCGCTAGGTTCACCATAGCTTCTCGGACAGTTGCCGAGATTGCCTTGGTACTGCACAGCGACAGTCCATTCTGTCGTCTCGTCGTCTTGCACCCAGCCGAGAGTCTGCACGATTCCCTTGAGATATCTGTGCTGTCCGTCAGCCGCCCAGAAAGGACATGCTAGACCGCTCAATACAGTGTTGAACGTGTTGTTTACAATGCTGATCTGCTGGATTTCGACGTCGTAGACGTAAGAGTTCTGCAAACCGTCGCCGTGGTCGGCGCCGATTGCAATCTGGCTCGAACCGCTGAACACGTTGTTAGCGATATCCATGCTGAGCTTCCACTTGTCCGTATGGGCGTACGGATAGACCTTGACGATAACGTTGTTGAGACGAGAACCGTGCAGATACAGAGAGTTCGAGTAGATGTTGCCTCCGACGACGTCGCAACCGTCGATGACTAGAGTGTTGCTCAAGTTCCAGTTGCCAGCGGTAGGCATTATCTTGTGGTTTGCCATGACCAGTGTCGAATCCTTCATGTTGATGGCCGTGACCGTAGTGTCAAGGTTGCAACCGAGATTCAACGTGCTGTCGATAACCGTGAGGGAAGTGGCGGAACATACCGCCAGAGTTCCTTCTACGTTGTTGAGCGTGAAGTCTGATCCGACGAGGTGCAACGCGTTGACAAACACGTTCTTGAAAGTCGCATCGTGCTCGCAAGAGATTGCCTCGAAAGAACCGTTCGATATAGTCTTGAACGGCATGGCTGCAGTGATGTACGAAGCGGCACGGCCTCGAAGGTCGATGTCTTCGAGCTCCCAAGAAGCAGCGAACAACAGATAAACGTTTGCGTCCTCGAAGTTTACGATGTCGAGCTTGCAAGTGGCCTCGTATGCGAGCTGCCTAAACGCTGTCGTCTGGCCGACATTCCAGTTGCCGTCGGCAAACCATCTGTCAGAAATTGACATATTGTAGAAGGCCGTGTACCAGTTAGTCGACAGAGCCTTGTCGTCGATGTTACAGTTGTTGAACAGCAACGCGCCAGTCCCTGTCATGGTGATAGGACGTCCGGAAATCTTCGCGTTTCCGACACCAGTCTGACCTTCTGGAAGAGCCGTTACGGCGAAATGGTTGTTGGTTGACTGGTGCAGTTCGTAGGCGTTGCAAGACCAGAATCCCTGAACAGTGCGGAACCATTCCGACTCCGCGTAGCCTTGCCGTCTGAACATGAAGTCTGCGACATAGTCAGAAGTCGGAGACGTAATCTCTGCAGCGTCGCAGACAAACTTAGCGCTAGTGAATTTCGCACCCTTGTCGAAGGATAGCGTCTTGGTACAGCTGAACGTGCCTTCGGAAGAGTACACACCAGTGACAAATCTCGGAACCGGAGGCATGTAGATGCCGAAAGTACCGACAACTGTCTGGTATGTGAGAAATGCCGACAAGTTGGATTCGCGTCCCGGTTCAACACCGTAGAACGTGCTAGGCATTTCCCTCAAGTCGGATAGCAGTAACCAACGGCCTCTGTCCGAAACGTTGCTCTCGATGATGCAACCTCCGTCGGCAGCGTCCGTGCACTGCTCGTCCCAGATGTACATGCGGGGTCCCGCGTACGTGATGTTGTCGTAACCGACAACCGTTACGTAGCCCAAAGAAGGATTGGCTTGCTGAAGACCCTCGATACCGAAGACGACGGTGTCGTTCTTCGCGTCCGGAACAGTAAATCCGTACTCGGTGTCGTACATGCTGACATAGGCTCCGTTCTCGTAACGCTCGATGACGACGTCATAGATTGCGGCTTCCATGAACACGGTGGACGGAAATGAGCCAGAGTTATCGAGGATGACAGGGTTCGTAGTCTGTACAAATTCCTGTCCTTCGAGAGTATAGATGGTCGCGAGCGTGTCGGAGTCGTGAAGATAGAACGAGACGCGTCCGTTTACAAGAGGGAAACCGACAGCGTCGAAGAGCTGGTTGTTACTGTAGCTTATCTTCATAGATTCCTCCGATAGCCTTCGCCATGTCCGCGTTGGCCTTCACCTTTGCCGTGTCCAGCTGGATGGCTTGCTTCTCAAGCTCCATCTGACTCTTCTGCACGTCAAGTGCAGCCCTGTCAGCGTCCAAACCGTTGTCAAGCTGAGCCTTCAGGATAGTGTTTTCCATGTCGTACTGGTGTTGCATATCCATCTTAGCGAACTCTGCGCGAATGTCCTTGTCCTTGTTGTCCTGGAACAGTTCGTAACGCTTGAGCTGTTCTTCAAGTTCCTGGATCTGCTGATTCTTCTGTCCGATAGCGTCCTTCATCTGCTCGATAGTAGCGAAGGCTTGCTGTTCCATCGGAGACGGACCCGGATTCATGTTGATTGCGCCGAACACATTCTTCATGACGGCATTGTCCGGATGCGTGAGGAAGATACCGTTAACCAAGCTCATTCGCTTGTCCTCAGGGACAACAGACATGAGCGTCATCAACTCTTGACGAGCCACTTGAAGCTCCATGCCGTTTTCAGGACCCTGAATAACGTCAAGAACAACTTTTCCCTTGCCCAAAAGCTGCATGACAGTCTCGCCGACAGCCTTGAAAGTGTCGCGAAGGTTCGCATAGTAGTGGCGGATGGTGCACTGTGTCTGTCGCTCAGAAGAGAGCACTTCAGTTGCCGTCTTTTGCGGAGTCTCGCCGAGGAGGATCCCCTTGCTGTCAACGCCAGTGATTGATGACAAGAGTTCGAGATTAGAGCCGATGATGCTCGTGATGTCGTCGAAAGCGACTCGGTTATCGGACTTTATAGGTGCGTTGTATTCAATCTTGTGGTCTGGAGACCAGCGGTTGTACAAAAGAATCGGATTGTTGTTCTTGTTGAAATTGCGATAACCGTCGACGTATCCTTCGATGGCTTCTGGCTCCGTGATGAAGATGTTCTTCGGAGCCATAGCGAGCCTTTCACAAAGTTGTGTGAACGCATAATTTATCAGTTTCTGAATAGAACGGCCTTTACGCACGATACCTTGCCACACAACGTTGTCACCGTCCCAGAAACGTTCACCGTAAACCGGGAACACCGGGATTCGGTCTATTTCGAGAGTGATAGGCTCGTCGATGAAGTCGTTGTTGAGCAGTCTGTACACTTCGCACTTGTTCTTGTTCATGCGGTAGTACGTGACAATCGCCATCGTGTCAGGCGACTTGTTGTCGGTAGTGTTGACAACCGCTCTCACCCCCTTCGGAGTAGTCCATTCCTCGCCGTACTTAGCCTTTACCCATGCCTTCGACCTGTATTCAACAATCCCGGCCTCCATCGCGTCGTGTCCGTCGATCTCAGTCGAATCAGGGTCAAAATAAACGTTCTCGACCTTGTCAATGTTGTACAGAGCGGGTATATCAATCGGCTCGCCAGTCTCCGGATCCATGACAGTTTCTGACCCGATGGCCATGTACGCCAGCCCGAAAGCCACGTTGCTATACAGAGCATCGTACGGAGCTCTGGCATTGCTGCCAGACTTCAGAAACGCTTCACATGCCTGATCGATTTCCTCGATTGGGGAATAATACTTGTACGGATAAGATGCGTACACGTTGACCGTGCTGTTGACAGAGTTGCCAAGCACGTTGACTGTACGCTTCGTCGGACGAGTCGCGTCGATGACGGCGAGGTCGTCGTTGTCCCACTGTTCACCGCTTAGGAACGAGCGGTCTTCCTTTATGTTACTAATCTGGGTACTTCTTTTGGCGTTAGCACGGGTTTCGAAGTCCTTCCACGCCTTTATAGCTTCGTCAATTTTCAGCATTGGCAAACCTCTTTTTCCCCTATAAAGTAGGCTCGCCGTAGTGGCGAGCCTTCTTGACTAGTCCTATTCCTCGGACTTCGCTTTCAGCACCTCTTCCAAGAGTTTCTTTGATTCGGCGTCAAGTTTTTTGAACCACGGCTGATCCTTGTATCGCTCGGTATAGCTCTTCTGAACAGCCTTGCTCTCGCCTATTTTCAGCGGGTTAGCCTTTGCGATAGGCTCGGCACGACCACCGACATCAGCAATAACCTTGCCACCAAGCTGTCCGAGGACATACGCGGCACGGTTCGCGTCGAGGTCAGCTGCCTTCTCAGGGAACAGATTCTGGTATGTACCGTACTTGTCCTTACCCAGACTCATATACGGCTGATGACGACCAAGCCAGTTGTCGATTTTACTAGTCGGAAACTCGGAAGCGTCTGGAATTCGGCTGTTGTCACGTAGACCGTAAGAAATTTCGCCATTCTTGATTCCTAATACTTTAGGAACTTCAGGATTGAGGTCGTAATACTTGAGAATTTGCTCGGCACTGTACTTGCCATTGGCGTTCGGTGTCACACCAAACAACTTGGCCATTTCGGGTACCTTTACGGCATCAGCTAACTTTCCTTTATGATCTGTCAGAATAAATTTCAGTTCATTTTTATCAATATTTGGTGCCGTCATATTGATTCGGTTAGCTATAACCTCATTGTAGTCACGAACCGCATTGGCAACCCTTGCCCTTTCCACGCTTCCACCAGTGCGAGAACCACTGCGGAAACCGCGAGCAAGGTCTTGTGCAAACTTACCCGGAAGAGTCTGGGTAGCACCAGCAGCCATCGTGGCCATACCCGGTCTGGTAGCACCGAGTGAAGCAGCAAGGATGGCATCCGAGTAGTCTGCATTTTGACCAGTCTTGGACAACTGCTCCTTGGCAGCCTGTCTACCGGCTTCCACGGTTCCTTGGCCAAGCGCGTCAATGCTTCCCATCAAGAGAGGGTTCACACCACGGATAGCGATAGACGGAGTCAAGGCCATAGCCGTGTTCGCGCCAATGTCAAGCGCACGGAGCTTCTTGAGCGTCGCTTCGTCACCGCCTTCTCCAGTGGCGATTGCGTTCTCGATTTCTTGGGTCATCGAAGGATAGAACAGCTTTGACAACCAGTAGTTGCTGCCACTGTCTTGAAACTCCTTCAACATATTAGCACGGTCGTACTGTTGCTGATATTCGCCTAGCTTGTTCAAAAATCCTTGGAAACCTTCCGGAGTCGAAGTGTCGTATCTGAACTCCTTCTTGCCGATTCCGCGCAAGTCGAGAGGGGTGCGGCTGTACCAATCCTTGCCTTCCTTTGCTTCTCCGAGCAACAGTGGCATAATCTTGGAAGCTTCGACCTTTTTCTCGACATCCCACGGAGAGTCGCCACGGAAGTTACCGTCAACCCACTGCATCATCGAATCAGCCGGGAATTCGGCGATATCGGAAAGTTCCTTCTCGGTAATGTCCTTGTACGGCTTCTTCTTGGCGAGAGCTTCTCTATATTGGTTGGCGTACTTTAGAATATCCTCGTCGATATTCTTCGACCACTGTTCGCCCCAGATTTCCTTGTTGTAATCGGCACGAGCCTTGGCAGCTTCTACAGCCTTATTGATGATAATGTCCAGATAATCATCGTACGTTATCTTCTTCTCAGCCATAGTAACTCCTTACTTGCTATATCCACCAGAGGAACGCTTGATTCGAGTTCCGTCCTTCGTGAAAGTAATGGTCTTGCCGTTTACTTTCTTCGTAATGGAGTCCTTCTTGGAAACGCTCATCTCGGTTCTGATATCCTCGTCTTTGTACTGCGAGTAGGAATCCTCGACAGCCTTCTTGCTTGCTTCGTAGCCTTGCTTGGCTCCTTCCTGAGTAGTCATCTTCTGGACTTCGAGAACCTTGTTCATCAGTTCTTGCGAGAACGGAAGCTTTTCTGCGTCCTTCAAGAACTCGGAAACAGCAGCCTTGCTAGGACGTCCTTTCTTGTCGAAACTCTTCTGCAACTTGCCGACAGCGAGTTCCAAAGTGTTGGCCGTGTCGCCAGCGTTCGGAATACCTGTCTTGTTTGCAAACGGGTTCCCAGCATAGTCCTTGCCAGTCAATTCCTTGTATTCCTTGAGCTTGTTCTGAAGGTTGAAATTGGCAACGTCCTTGCTCTTTTCGTCCTCTGCCCAAGCGATTTCACGATAGGCGTCGATGATTTCCTTCTCAAGAGCCTTTGTCTGGGTCTTTATCTTGTCCTTGTTCGCCCACTGGAACTGGAAACGGTTGTTGATGGCTTGCTGATGTGCCAAACTGTTGCCCATGTCTCCGATTCGTGCACGGTTGGCAGCAAGTAGGCGATCCATTGCATCGGCGTCGCCATACTTTGTCGTTATTTCGGACAGTTCTTGCTTCAGCTGGGCAATTTCAGCCTCGTTCTGGGCAATTTCTTGCTGGATTGCGGCAACACCGGCACTCGTCGCCTGGTTATTTGCAACCGCAGCGTTCTGTTGCGCTTGCCACGCAGCCTGTGCGGCAAGTCGCTGCTGGTCGGCCTCGTAGCCAGCACGTGCCATCTCGGCATCGTGTGCGGCGAAGTTCTCATAGCCAGCCTTGCCAGCATTATAAGCGTCAGTGGCAGCTTGACCGCGATGACGAATTGTCGGCATGTCGAACTGCGTCGGAAAGTACTGTCTATATTGGTTAACGTATGCCATCTAAAAACCTCTTTTCTTCCATAAAGTAGGGTCGGTTAGGCGTATCCCTCGGCGTAGTTATCGAAGTTCCACTTACCTAAGTCACCCTTCACACCGATACCACGGCTGACAACCGGATAGACCGCTCTTCCGATACTCGGAGCCTTCAACAATTCTTGCGCCGCTTCTGCAGCCTTGTATGTGTTTGGATATTCCTTGAACGTGTACCACTTAGGGGAATTGCCCCAACGTACCTCGATTCTCGCATCTGGTGTCAAACGGATGCCGGACACGGCACTAGATGACACCTTGAACGGCCTACGAGACTCGGATTCGTTCCAGAATGCTGGTAGCTCTTTTTCAGTCTGTAGACCCAAGTTCAGAGCAGTCCTCAACTGCTTGGCGTTCATTCCAGGACGTACGAAACGCGTGATAGCCCTGTTATGCTCGTCAATAGTCTGCATTCTACCAGCGGCTTCTATGGTATCGGCATAAGCCTTTCCTAGACTGTTGTAGTTCGCGTTCTTTCCGGGCATATATGCGACGTCGTAATTGTGGAACGCGTCCGGAGAGAATTCGGTCGGATAGTTCTTTGCAGCAAAAGTATCAGCGTTCGCAGTAAGTTGTCTGCTTTCGAGGTCGCTACGACTTGGAACAAACGACAAGGAGATGCCTCCACGTGAGGCACCGCCAAGACCCATGCCTAGAATCAGACTAAACAACTGCTTAGCTATATCTGCCTTGTTCGCAGCCATACGCTAGTCCTCCTAAACTTGGTCGATTCCTCCGAACGCGTTGGATACCGGATAACCTTCGTAATTCATCGGAGCAATAACATTTCCAACACGTGTCGGCATCGCGTATTCCGGATTTGGAGCGACTGCACTCTGTCCCATCTGTTGCAACTTCATGCGGAGTTCCGCATTACGTTGCTCAAGCTGGGAAATCCTTGCACTGATCGTACCAATCTTGTTCTTGCTGTCGAGAATGTCGGCGTATTCCTTGTTGGCTTCGTCGATCTTGTAACCACGCACGGCGCTTCCGAGATTCGAGCCGTCTTCGCGAATCGTCTTGATGTATTCCTTGTCTCCGCCAGAAATAGCCGGAGTGCTGAACCCTGCCCAATTAAACGTGAAAGCCATTATTTACCTCCGTAGTAACTAGACAAGAAGTTGAGTCCAGCTCCACCGAGTCCGCCGAGCAAGTCCCAACCGGACGTGCCTTTGTTAGCGTTAGCCTTACCAGCAATGGCGTTGGCCTGAGTCTGCAATACGGCATTACGGTTCTGGACTGCAGCACTCATCGCATCGCCTAGACCGCTAACGTACTGGTTACGGTCATTGCCGTAGGCGTCAACTGCATACTGGTTGCGAGCATTGGTAGCGTTGTAGTTATTCCAGTTGTTCTGAGCGTTCGCATTGTACTCGCTGAGAGCCATCTGACGGTCTTGCATTAGTTTGTTATAAGCCTTCTCCCATTCTTCACTGGCAAGAGCTTGTTGCTTTGCACCGACCCGGTTAATGTAATCCGAGCTGAACCGCGAGCCACCCGATGCCGACTGGTTGGCAATGGCTTGCATCGCCGCGTCCGCACGCTGGTTTGCATACGGGTCCATGTAGTCGGCAACATTTCCGTTGTACGAGAATCCTTCGTTCTGGTATACAGGACTGTTAAGGAAGTTCGCCAATGCAGTGTCGTACTGTCTGGCTCCGTTGCCGTACATGTTGTTGATAAGACTTCCGTACGACTTGATGTCGCCTTCGTTCAAGGCCCCGGCTTCCTTAGCTAGTCCAGCAATCTTGTCATAAGCTTCAGAAGCTCGATCCGCGTCGGACTTGTTGCCAAAGTAGCTGCCTAGTGCTGATGCTGCTGCGGCTCCGATACCCGCTATAACTGGCCACATAGATTAGTCCTCCTTACTCGGCTTCTTCACCGGCTTCTTTACTGGTTTCTGCTCTTCATCGGCCTCGTCCATGTCCATCTTGTCGAGATAGTCCTCCATAGCGGACGTGAGAGCTTTAAGCTTTGCGAGAATGTCCTTGTTTTCCATAACAAATTCCTCTTTCTTTGATAAAGTAGGGTCATCTGACGGCTTTAAGCTGCGTAGCCGCTCCGAACACTTGCACTTGTACTGCTCCGGACTCCGGCAGCACGATGGCCGTGTCTCCCGGTTTTACCACCAGAGCCGAAACGTTCCCACTGTTGCCGAAGAGCATCGCCGGGACTGGTCGCGTCACAGTGAAAGGCAGGGCAAGGCTGCCAGCGTCTGCCACAGAGTCGAAAGCAGTGAAGAACGGACTCATGACAACGTGCCAGCTGTTGACTGTACGCTCGTCCCAAGTACCAGTCAAGACCGTGTTGAGGTCGATTATAGGCGATGTCTTGTTGATTGTTCCGCTATACATACAGCCTCCTAGATGACGCTAGTCGTCGGAGAAATTCTCTGACTGCATCCAGTGAGTTCCAACGCAGTCGGATGGCTGTAAGTCAGTCGCAACACGCACAGACGGTTGTAACCCAGTACATGATATCTGACGCGGTGCGAATAGTTACCAGCTTTACCTAGCTTGGCCGTGCGGATGTGTCCGAACGTGTTGCCGCCGTCCTTAGAAACTTCAAGCAACAGTTCAGGCTGCAAGGAATAGTCTTCCCAGCATCCGACATTGCATTCTACGGCGAGCTCGTTGAATACAAACGGCTTTTCGTCGTTAACGATAACCGCACCTTGTCTGTGACGAATCATCGGAAGACGTTCAGGCTTGCCTTCAACGATTCTATCGCCGTAGTCTTCCCACCAGTAAGAATCGCTGTGACGGTATTCGCAACCGTCGTTGGCAAACGCGATGAACTCACCCTTGAACCAGACCATGTCTGACGCTCTCCAGCGAGTTTCGTCGCCGGAGTCTAGGACTCGTGACGTGCGCTGATGCCATTCCTTAGTCTCGGTATCGTAGCACCAGGTCTCTTGCAAATTGCCGAGGTGCAACACGTAGAAATTGTGGCTACCTTGTGCGTAAGCAAAGGCATAGGCCGTGTCGCCAGTCTCTTGCAACAACTTGTCATCTAGCCAATCCTCGGAAATTTTTGTATAGCTCTGGCCTGATACCATGAGCACAGCCTTTGCATAACTCTCACCAGAACCGAGGTAGTACAAATTGCTTCCACAGATGGCAACGCTGTTAGGAGCTTGGAGACCGTTTGACATGTTCGCCGTGTAAGACTGCCTCTGCCAAGTCGCGTCCTCGGATGCCCCGCGTTGCCAAATCTCGACCGACTTGTACCCGAAGAGGTAAAGGTTCGCACCGATGGCGGCTATTGCACGCACGTTGTCAGAAGAGCTCTCGGCGTTGAAATACTGCTGGACTCCGTAAGAATCCAAGAACATCCACTCGAACGCATCGACCGACTTTGTTAATACCTTGTATGCGTTGTTCGGGTCGTAGACTGGTTGCATCTGACCAGCGACTACTTGTGTCTGGAACACCTCGCGTGTATCACTGTTCAACGGATACGGAATACTGTAGTACAAGAAACCGCTAGTCCGGTCATTGATAACCACTGAACCACCAACGACAGCCACGTGGCTTGGATTAATTTGTCCGCCTTCTCCGGTCACGCGCTCCGGAAGAGTTATTCTACGTAGGTCTCCGCCGTCAATCAAGTTGTAAGCCCAGAGGTCTGAACCGTCAGCAACTAGCAAGTAAGGGTTGATTCCACCAGTCTCGGCGAAATGAACACGGCTGGTTCCGCTGGCAACCGTACCAATCTTGGTACATCCGCCACTCCAGTCAAGACGATACAAGGATGCTCCGAACACGACGAAAGCGTTTTCTTGCTGGTTCTGTGACGCCAGACCCACGCTTGAAACGTACGCGCCTCGGCACCGACCGTTACCAATCTTTCGAATAAATTCCAGTCCCGGAAGCGATGCGAGATATTGGTTCTCTTGGTTCACGTCGAGAAACATGTTGCAAGACCACGAAGAGCCCATCGTGGCCGGATGCTTTCCCTTGTTCGTACCAGGTGAAATCAGATAGTTTGAGACTGTCGTCTTGGACATGAGTCCTCCTTAGATCCAAGAACCGTTGAGACCTACGTTGTAGCTGTCGCGCCAGTCGGAGCCGAGTTTCGACGTCTGTAGCATTCTCTGCGTGATGTTGTTGCGCTTGATCATCGACTTGGCTGCAAGGAAGTCGGAAGCCGTCGAAGCCTTCTTCTCCTCGGAAAGCTCGAAGTAGTTCGCAAGACGGTTGCACAGACCAGCCATGAGAACTTCGTTATAAAGGTCTGACAAGTAAATCGTGTCTTCGAGAGTGTAAGACGGTAATTTGGAATTGTACCAGATGCGCACCTTGTTGCGTGGGTCGCCATCGAGCGTAAGGATGCCGACGAGGCGATGTTGTCCGTGGTCTGACATGGTCTGGGTCTCGACTTCTGTATTGTAAGTCCATGAGAGCGCCGTCGTCCCCGGATTCTTGTACGACTGGTCGACAAGGTTGGAATTGCGCAACACGATGAAACGGTCGCCAACTGCTCTGGCAACACTTTCAATCTTTTGCGGCGGTTCCATGTCTATCGTGTTCGGAGCGGTCTCGCCGTCTTGCAACTTACGGATATAGATAACACGAGCTTGCGGCCCGTCAATCCATTGCTGGGACATGGCGATGTAGCCTTCGTTGTTGAGCTGTGTAATTAGTCTGTTGAGCTCCTTGACACCGACAACGTTGAGATTGTCGTCGCCAGACTCGCCGACCGATTCGCCCAGTCCGGCCATTCCGATTGATTCATAGGCATCTTGGATTAATTGGTTTACGCTGAGCATTAAAAAACCTCGCTTTTCTTCAATAAAGTAGGGTTGCATCAGAACCAACTCCCTGCTATATTTCTATCATTATGGCAGCAGATTGTATATTCGATATCGGAAATGGCCTTTTATTGGCCAAACATCCTCAAACTGGCTTATTCGTCCGAAGTGACGGAGCTGTGTTCACACCTAAGCGTGGAACTCACCAAAAACAATGGTACTGGACTTATGGCTCGCCAGTTAAAAAATATTTGAGAGTCTGGCTTGATGGACAAGCATATAAAGTACATCGGCTTGTAGCAGAAACATTTATACCAAATCCGGATAACAAGCCAGAGGTAGACCATTGGGATTGGAATAAACAGAATAATTCTGTAGAAAACCTAAGATGGGTTACACGTGCTGAAAATGAAGCAAACAAGTTTCGTGCTATTGACTGTGTCAGAAAATTCGGAGTTAGAGCAATTCACACAGATAAAGAAACTCGTAAAGAGTACATGAAAAGATGGCACGCTGAAAAGTCCAAAGACCCAGAATGGAGAAAGAAAAACGCTGAACGTTCCAAACGTAATTACGATAAAAAGAAGGCCGGACTTGCGTCCAGCCTCCCCAAGGAGTAACACTATTCTTCTGGTCTATTAAGCCTCGAAGTAGAGTACACATGCTTCGCGGGGTTCAAACAGCGCAGCAGCGTACGTAGAGTCGAGACGATAGAGCTTGTTGAGGTTCGTACCGTCGCCGAAGATACGCATCTTGATGCTGGAGCCACCAACCGTGGAGACCATTTCGTCCGTAGAGCCCGGAAGCACGTCGAACTGATAAGTGTCATAGGCGAGACAGTCCTCAGAGCGGACTTCACCGATAACGTAATCAGTGTTGGCGTTCAGAGCAGCCACGAGAGTGAGCGTGGTCGTACCAGTCGGCACCCAAGCGTTCGGGTTACCGAAAGCCTTGCCATCGATAGTGATGCGGAGCGGGGAAATCTTACCCTTCGTGCCACCGTTGGAAACTTCGTTCACGATGATGCGGAACGGAACCTGAGTCTGGATGCCAGATTCGTCGACGATCTTGAGACCAGCGACGGTGAACATCGCACCCTTCACGAGGTTCGTACCAGTGATTTCCTTGATTTCAGCGAAGCCCTGAGCAACGTTGTCAGCATCGAGGACAGCATCACCGAGAGTGATTGAACCAGTGTAAGCAGTACCGACGTGGATGGTCGGCAAATCCGGAGATTCAACCCACTTTGCAGTGCCGAAACGACCCACAGCGTTTTCACCGTAGAGACGCTTGAAGTCATCGGACGGAGCCTGGAACTTGTTCAAACCCTTGCCAGTAATCACGGCGTCGACATCCGGATCCAAGAAGCCGATGAGCTTCGAACCGAGAGCGAGCTTGCGGAGCTTTGCCGTAGCGGCAGAAAGGTTACCGAAATCCGCACCGTCGAGAGCTTCGGAAGTCTTCGGAACGACGATACCGTAAGCAGCCTTGAAGATTTCCTTTTCGACGATCTTCTTTTCCTGACCACGTGCCAAGATTTCAGCCATCGGCTGACCAATCTGGTCGTCGAATGATTCGATGTCGCCAAGGCGCTGGAACGGGCCGAGTTCCTCGGAAACGTTGTCGTTGTCGATGAACACTTCGGTTTCGACTTCAGTCACGTTGGACGGGTCTGCGACCACGCCGTTGACGAGCTTCGGTTTGCCCGGAATATAGAGCTTGTAGCTGTTGCCGTACTTCTTGCGTTCGAAGTCGGACTGAGACATCTTGCTGACAGAAGCCTTAGTAAACACACGGGCGTCAGCAACGTTGGAAGCGATGCACTGAACCTTCACGTTGTTCGTGAACTGGTTGGTCGGAGTGCTAGTTTGACCGTAAATAGCCATATTTCTTGATTTTCCTTTTCGCCACGCTCTGAATAACGTTTTGAAATGCGTGACAAATTATGACAGGACAGTAAGTCCATGTCGGGTTTAACTCTTTTGCTCCGTGCGTTCGGAACTGTGTCACGCATATCTGGCTGAGCCGCCAGTTGGCGAAAAGGTTTGGTTAGCTATTCCAACCCTTGTCAATAAGTAAAGTAGGACATGACAAAAAAGCTGCCAAAAAATGGCAGCCTTTTGTTCTAATCTGGTTATCTGTTACCGATTGCGACGCTTATGAACCCAGTCAAGCATAGCGGCAGGGTCGTTGTATATGTTCGGAGCAGTCGGAGTGCTCGCACCGACTCCGGGCTTGCCCATGCGCGGCATCCTTGGAACAGTTTCGACTGGTGCCGAACGCTTCTGACGGATTTCACGGGCTAGGTCGTGGCACTCGATGATGGCAAGTGTCGGATTTGAGCCACGGCTCATGACACGTACAAACGCGTCGCGGTCTTGCAGCATCTCGTTGAGAACCAGCGGGCCGTCCGGTGTTGAGAATATGAAGTCTCGGACAGCCGGAGCTTCGTCCAACACTTCCGCAAGTCCATTACTGACACCTTTCTTAAGACGATTCTCGAACTCGCCGTAATTGTCGCCGAACTCTGTCTTAGCATTAGCGTTGAAGTAGTCTGCTACTTGCTGGCGCTGTGCTTGCTCTTCGGCTTCGCGCTGTTTCTGCTCGGCTTCCTTTGCTTGCTGTTCGGCCTTCTGCTTCTCGATCTCGGCCAAGCGCTTGTCGACACCGCGCTGTGTCAGATAGTCGATGTAAGCGTCGTCGCCACCCTTGCCGTCGGCAAAGTCGTCGCGAGTCTTGACAGGCTCCTCTTCCTTCTTCACGACAGACTTCTTGAACTCTTCGAATTGCTGCTGGAATTCCTTCTTGAGCGATTCGCGCTGTTCTTCGAGTTCGGCCTTGTGCTTCTCCTTCATCTTGGATAGTTGATGTTTGAACGCATGGCTGGCCTTTTCCTCTTTCGAAATCTTGGACAGGTCCGGCTTTTCGGACGGAGGTTCCGTCGGTTCGGCTGGTTCATCCTTTGTCTCGTCCTTCGTCTCTTCTGGCTGGTTATCGTTTTCCGAATGGTTGTCACCGTCAACCGGAGCTTCGCTCTCTTGGTTATCTGTTGACACTTCTTCGGAAGCGGTTTCAGTCTGTTCCGGCTGTTCTGAAGGAGTCTCGACGGTTTCTGTCGGAGTTTCGACGGTTTCCGTCTGCTGTTCGGCTGTTAGACCGAGTTCTTCTCTGAGTTTTGATGCGTAATAACCCATGTGTTATTCCTCTTACATTGTTGTAGTTGCTTCGAATCCGAGTCCTTGTCGGTTTCCGTATATGTCGGTGGTGACTATTGCTGACTCGATGTCAATTTCTTCGTGCTTGCGCTTGTCTCTGTTAATGTACAGGAGCTGGTCGCGTATCGCGGACGTTCCTACACGGAACAGGTACTTGATGATTTCTTTCGGTTGACGGTTTGTGTCAACCTTGTCGAGCTGTTTCAGGATTCCAAGACGCACGTTGCATTGGAAATCCTCGTCGTTACTGTGCTCAAGCCAAAGCCTACCGTTCTTGACGGCGTCGACGATAACCCAGTGTGTGATAGAGTTGGCGAATACGCCAAGCATATCGTCGATGTCTCGCGGTATCGTGCCTTTCTGTCTGAGTATTATCGCCTCCTTCAAAGCTGTCGCATACTCGACATTGTTCAATATTTCAACATTCCTGGCCATGTGTTACTCCTAGCCTTGTTGCTAAGTAAATTACTCCATTCTCAACTTTTCACACGCTTCTTCGGTCTTGGCGTAAAATTCTTCTTCGGTGACAGTGCCTTTGAAGAAATGCTCGTAGACCCATGCGACGTTGCAGATTGGTGGACGGTTCTCGTAGATGGTGCAGATGTTGTTCTCCAGGAACTTGCAACTGCCATCCTCCTTGGCAAACCCGGCCATGCTTGGGACTTCGCCCACGTGTCGGCAGCAGTTGCCACATTTCGTACAAATCCAACCCATTGAGACTTCCTTTTCAAGCAGTTTATATCAACCCATAAGTCTGCGAGCATAGTCGCGATGCTTTGCGCGGTTGTCGTCAGTCTGCTGGTTGATTTGAGGGTCATCAGCCGTGTAGCGGTCAAGACAAGTGAGTGCAAGCGCGTCCGCGACGTCGGTGGACATCTTCAACACTTCGCGAAGTTCTTCCTTCTTGGTTATCAACAACCGTCCTTGATTGTTATGGAGCCATCCAATAGCGCACAGCTGTCTTTTCAGTTCTGGAGACAAGTCGAAACCGTCGCAACAGAGGCCATGCTTTATGTGCCATGCGGTGTTGAAATACATCTCGGCACGGACATTGGCATACTTCTCTTTGTTTTCTTCAGTAGCAGCACGAGCAAAGTTGACTTGTTCGCAACTGATTTCATATTTGAGGATGTTGTACTCATAATCCGAAAACGCTGCGTCCATGTTCAAAGTGTCAATCTTTAACCGTCTATTGCTCTCTCGAATACGTCTTACAGTCTCTTCATGGTCGATGTTTGACAGCTTCCACATTTCAAGGATTTCGTTACCTCTACGCTTGACGAATGCTGTACAGTCCCTCTCGACGCCTTCGGCGCAGTCGAGACCAGCTATTACACGGTTATCGGTTGTCGGAGCCTGGAACTGCGGAAAATCACCGAGCTTGATGATTGCGCTTGTAAGGTTTGTAGAGATTTCGCCGAGTATTTCTTGTCTGTACATCGCGTCGTTTGTGATGCCAGACATGATTAAGTCGTATTCGTCTTTCTCGATATGCGTGTTGTCCGTCGTGACAGCTCGTATAATCGACCAGTCGCACTTTGGGTCAGCGAACATCACGTTCCAAAGAGAGCCGCCTCTCGGAGTGGTTGCGAGCACGATTCTGTTGTGTTTACCGTCACCAGTTGCACGCTGGCACGGGCCCCATACGGACAAAATATTGACAGGTGCTAAAAATCCTTCGTCTAAAACGATCAATGACACTCTCGAATAACCACGAACTGCGTCGATACTTTCGTACGATCCAAACCATACGTGATAATCACCAAGCGTCATCATCATAGGCGACAGTCGCCACTCGATTAAATCGTACAAATGCCACTTCTGCGCAAGTTCCTTGATGTCAGAATACAATGTCGTCTGTAATGTCTCGTAACGCTGTCCACCTACAAGAACATTGCGACCGCGTATAAGCGTGAGCAAGATAAGAGCTGCGCAAGCGTAAGACTTGCCAGCACCCCGCCCACAGATTAGCGCGGTTTTCTTGGCCTTGCTGGTTATCAGCTTCCGTTGATGTGGCAGAAGCGCGTCACCGCTAAGGTCTATGTGGATGTTTTTATCCATCAAGACCAGTTACAGATACTTGCACCTTGGCATCTACTTTGTTGTCGCTCTTGAGATCGACCTTGGTTACCGATTCCTCACTCTGGTCGAAATGCAGACCGACAATCTTGATAGCCTTCTCGATGGCGTTCATGGCCTTTTCGTCACCGGCTTTCATCGCCTTGTACAGTTCAAGACCGAGGTCGGCCTTCGTGCACAACGTTGCAAGCATCTCTGCGCGTACCTTTTTGCGCATAGCTTTTGCAGCGTCAGCCTTGGCTTTCAGAGCCTTCGCTGTTTCAGACGTAAAAGGAATGCCAGGAAGCTTCTTTTTGGGCTTTTCTGGAGTTTTTGCTGGCTCAATCGCTTCATTCTGTGTATTTTCTTCTGCCATCACTTGCCTCCTTTTTCGCGCTCAAGACGAGCCCGGACAAGTTCGCGCAATACGCACCGGATAGAACCTACGACATCGTTGCCAAGCCACCCATATTCCTTGGACATCTCGGCATTAACTTCAGCCACAGTTACTTTGTCGGCTGGCTTTAAGAGATTTACGAATGTCTTGTCGGCTATTACTGGCTGGATGTCGACAACCTCTGCAGTTTGTCTAGTTGTCTCGACGCTCGCTTTAGTGTCTTTTTGTTGTTTTTTGTCATTTTTTGGCATGTTTTAACCCCTTGTAACACCGATAAAGTAGGCTACTAACAACTTTTATTCCGAGTCGACGCAGTAGCGACGCAGTAACGACGCAAAAAAGACCCCCAGATTACTCTGGAGGCCCGACCGTGGGAACTTCCCAAGTGTCAAATTTTGGCAAAGTCCTTCAACTGTTCTTTACGGTAGGCAAGCTTGTTATCGATAACCTTCTGCTCCTCTTCCTTGACCCGGCGCTTGAACCGACATGCCACGCACTCGCTTGTGCCCTCTCTCAAGTCCACGACACACCTGTGACGCTCATGACATGACGAGCAATGCTCCCACGGCAGGTCAAACGGCGGCAGACTTCGGTTGCGTCGGTAGTCGAAGTCGTATATTCTCGCACACTCCTCCCAGACCGTTGCGACGATCTGATCGTGTTCCTTGTCGGTTATCGTTATCTCTGACATAGACTAACCCCTCTTGCGCGACTGCCAATAAGCTCGCTTAACCATACGCTCAATCTCTCGGCGGTCTTCTTCGGGAATTTTCGACAACGGCAAATCCATAAAGAAAATTGTCAAAGCCGCGCCTACCACAAAACCAATGATGAATCCT